TTAACTACTTGATTAATATGGTAATCTTCAGTGATTAATCCTAGGGCATCACATTTCACTCTCATATTAATGTCGCGGGTGACAACAACAACTTTTTTTCTCGGGGTTTCCTTCTTTTGATTTAAGGCCACAGCAATGATTTCATTATCCGGAATACTTAAATCTAAATCTTCTGGTAGGTTTTCTCTTTTGTACAATTTGGCATACAGTATTCCTTTGCCTTTGGCCAATCTTACACCCTTGTAGAGACTCCCCTGCTCCCTTAGCGAGTCTAGCTTTCGAATCACTTCTCTTGCGTTTGCGCCAACACTGTCTTGTCTCTTTTTGTGATTATCTATTTCTTCTAAAACTTTTAAAGGGATTACAATATCGTTATTTCCATATGACAGGAAAGAGTTTGAATCGGTCAAGTAAACACTTGTATCTAATACATATATTTTTTTAGCCATAAAAAGCGTAACCTTTTGAATTAACGTCTATATGACGTATACCAAATACGGTTGTAAAATAAATAGTTTTGCTTTTTTCTTTTTTAAAAACGAACAAAGGTTTTTATTCTATATTTATTATGTGGGAATAAACTCTCATGAAGGAGGAAAAATGTGTTTTTTAGAAAATTTGTCTGCTTACTTATAATACCGGCTTTTTTGTCATGCGGTATAACTACTCAATTTTCGAAAGAACAGTTACCACGTAAATCTTATCTATTTGTAAAGAAAATATTAAATTTACAAAAATGCGTAAAAGAAAAATGCAATAGCAATACTTACACATCGGTTGGCTCCGGTTTTGTGATAAAAAAAACATCTCTAGGAAGCTTCGCTTTGACGGCTGCTCATGTTTGTGAAGACGGAATCAAGGAGACAAAAGAAGTAAAGGTGAAAGGGCAAATAAAAGTACAAACTCTTGACGGTCGATTTTATAAAGCAGAAATATTATCACAAGACAAAGAAATAGACATTTGTTTGATGTTTGTGGAAGATTTGGTTGAGGGGATCGAAGAAGTAACAATTGCCGATGAAGGACCTAAAGAGGGCGATAGGGCAATAAACATCGCATCGCCGTTTGGCATACATTATAACAACGTTGTTCCAATATTTGAAGGAAGATATGTTGGGAAAGTAGGATTTAGGGATTTCTATACTATTCCTGCAGCTCCCGGGTCTAGTGGTTCGATGATACTAAACAAAGATAACGAATTAATTGGTTTATTACACTCTGTGTTTATTGGAATGAATCAAATTGTAGTATCCGTTAATTATGATGCGTTAAAACAATTTATTAAAAAGAATATGATACATTATTTTCCAGAAAAGGCAAGAACCCTACAAGAGAAAACTTTTTTAGATTATCAAAAACTTAGCGCCGTGTCCAGATAGTTTTTCCGCCCTTGTTTTTTACCATTTTCAAATACATGTGAAATGTAAGCCCAAGAAGCTCCCCGTCCAGAATCAACTCTTGAAATTCTTCTTTGTTTAGTTGGTCAAACAAAGAATCTAAAACGTGAGCCAGTGTATTATCAAAACTCTCTTTTTTATCTGTCATGGCCATGCGATAATTTAAATTAAAACACTCTTTGTTAATATCATAAAACGATATGTTAACCGTTCCGGTGCTATTTTCATGTGACATCTTTATAGATAAATTTTGAGGAGTGCAAACATAACCGACTTCTTTAATAAACGTTCTCATACTTCACTAAATAGGAATTTATCAAAAACCTCCATAAGTTTTTTATACTTTTTACCGTGTATTGCATGCATGGCAGCTGCAACACTGCTCAAAATAGAGTTGCCATCTTGTGGGGTAAAACAATACCCGCTAATTAAACTTTCTCCGCTTAATTGTCCAACATAAAGCGCTGGGATGGAAACAACGGTATGATTAAATATCCTTCCGTAATATCCATGATCTCTACCAAAAGAAAAAACTTTGTTGGTTAGTGTTTTGTGGGTAAGTGAAGTAAATTTATTCTCTTTAAAAGATTCGATGACTCTTTCCATGGTCATGCTACCTTTAACTTGCATAGTAAAACGAATAATATGCATATATTGAGTGTTTGTTTTTAGGGCGCTTGAGAAAATGTTGGGAGATTGACGCAAAGTATTAAACAGGTCGTACGTATCTCTTGCATGGTGAGTACCGAAGCGCGTATCAGAATGCTTTCCAACTTCAGGAGATGCAATATAACTTCCGGCTTGACTTATGTCATTGGCTCTACGAATGCACGTAAAGTCGCCATAAACTAAATTATGTATACTCGGGGACAATGTTTTAATTAAAGAAGAAATGTTGTGTGTATTACAACTCACGACTTGAATAAACTGAGGATTTTTAGTCAATACATCGTCGTTTATTCCATGAGCATAAGGTATACCAAAACCCTTCTCGCTACCTTGAGCTATGAATATTTTTTTCTTGTACTGCTTATCTTCAATCAAAGGTAAGTAATACTCTTCCTTTGATTCGTTGCCGGCTGGGGTACAATCTATAATAACATCTGCTAACTTTAAAGCAGCTTCGAATGTTAAAACTGGCTCATGACCAAGATCTTGAAATTTATCTACTTTATCTTCATCGACAACCAGACCCGCGCCTCTGTCTACCATACTGTTAACTTTGGCTACTTCATCTAACAAAGGAGTTCTTTTGTGGAAGAAAACACTCCCCAATTTTAGCTCCTTTCTGAAATCAGCCAAAAGGCCAATAAGCGGCTCTCCAATAGTACCAGTACCTATTACTAATATATTTTTCATCGTCTAACTTTCTTTCTAGCTGGCCTAACATCATTGGGAGATACGAAGTCAATTTTCTTATTCTTATTTCTCGAATCAACAAGAGTTAAATACTGTCCCCTATTCCATGTTAAATATTTAATGTCCTCAATAAAATATACTTTATTTTCATAAAGCACATAATCATTGATATATACTTTTTTGCCCTTTGAATCAAGTGCAAATCGTCTAGTGGACATTATTTTTGTTTCCTCTTTTTCGACTTTTTCTTTGTTTGTTGTTTAGGAGCTGGTTCGTTCCAAAACTTTATTTTAAAATTAGAACCATCTTTTCCACATCTTTTTACTTTTACAATTTCGTGCAGCTTTGAAAGTTCATTTCTTTTCTCATCAGCTTCTTCAAATGTATCAAAGATGCCAAATGTTTCCCAAATTTTGTTTATTGTTTCTTCCAAAATAGTCTCCTAATAATAACAAAATCATTCTATCAGGTTTTTAAAAAAGTTTTAAGAAAAAAGTGGAGGCGCCGGGAGTCGAACCCGGGTCCAAAAAATATCAAAAATTATGTCATTCACAAGATTAGTTGGTTATTTGAACTCCAACAAACTCAAACCTGCTTGCGCGTACCACCAGTTTTTCTTAAAACTGGAAATGTTTAGTATTTGTTAAGAAAGTTACTAAAAACTTCCGATTAAGCAGCTAAGGCGTAATCAAATTCAACGTTATCGTTGGCAATTTTAAATTTTAAGTAATTTTACTGTGATACTTACACAGTCTTGCACATTAATTTTATTCTTTCTTTGTCGAAACCAGTTCGCCCCCTTCATAATCAAAAAAAGAAACTGTTTTATACTTTTTAAGTAGTTTATTATATTCTGAATAATCTATACCTAAAAATCTTGCTGCTTCTTTTTTAGTTTTAGATATACTTAATGCTGTTTTTAATAAAGCATCAGTAACCGTTTGTCGTGTGACCCTCCAAATCGGAAGTCCATAGAGTTTACCACATAAAAAACGACTTGTCAACTCTAATTTTACAGCTATAATTTCTTCTAAAGAGAGATTATTTAAGTCAGTTAAAACAGAGTCAGATATTTTTTTTTCTGATTTTAACTTACTAATAACACTATAATTTTTATTTGTTCTTTTTTTGGTAATATTATTAACCCTTAAAATATATTATAAATTATGCTAATATATTATTTAACTAATAAATACTAATACTTAGAAATCAGCATCACCTAAATTATATGTTTCTGGATCTTCTGGTGGGAGAAGTTCTGGATCTGTTTCAATTTCATCTTCTTTTAGTTCTAATTCAGCTCTTTGAAAATGGCCCGGGAGTACTTTATCACCTGTTTCTGCACTAAAGCCGGAATTATCAGACCCTAACATATTAATGAAAAACCATTTATAAAAATATTCTGCGTCTTCACCAGCTAACTGATCAAACTCATTAAAAACTTGTTTTCTAGTTTGCGCAAATAAACGTACTGCTTCTGCCTGCCCAGTTCTATCAGATCCTGCGGGAGCCGATGCAAGATCGTCAATGAATTCTTCTTCCTCTTCCTCTTCGGTCTTCTCTGCTACTTCTGGCTTCGGCTCTTTAACCAAGTCTGGATCGGTGACTTTCATAACCACTTTATCTTCTTCTTCTTTTTCTTCTTGTTCTTTGAGCATAGAAACTTCTGCTAAATCTACTAGTTCTTCAGTCGCCTCTACTTCCACCTCTTCAGGCTCTTCTTTTGTTGTAAACCCTTCTGAGCCGATTTTTTTAGCCGCTTTCTCGATAGCATTTCGTTTTTTCACGTCGCCAAAAAACATCTCTTTGAATAGCCATTCCCATGTTTTAAGAAAAGCCTTTCGCTGCTCCGGCGTAGTTTTTAAAAGTTTGTATGCGTCTTTTGATGTTTCATGTATAGCTTCAAGCGCCCTTTCGAGATATGCAATACCGGTTGATGTGATATTAACATCTTCTTCGGCTTCTAAAATAAGATGCCTTATGATCTTCTTAAGACGCAATTCGTTAAGCTGTTGTTGTTTTTGTTCCTCCAGCATTAAAGTATTTGCTCTTCTTAAAATATTTTTAATTCTTTCTTTTTGAAGAGGGGTAATATCAGACATTTAGTTCTCTCCCATTATCTTTAATAAGTAGTTTGTTAAATTGTAAGTCATTTCATCAACTTTTTTAGGTTTTTTCTTTTTTTCTTTTTTTACAGGCATTGGTTCGCTACCAACGACTCCACTAATTCCGCCAACCTCAACTGCACCGCCAGCCATGCCACTAGCCATTTCTTCTAGTTCTTCTTCATCATCGTCGTCCGAGTCCGGATCATCCGGATCTTCTGCCACCTTATGGTACATTGTACCCATTGAATTAATATTGGCGCCCCCAACTCCAAACATTGATCCGGGAGCATTGTTACTTTCAGCCATTTGACCTATTCCTGAAGTTGGTTGTGCCTTAGCAATGTCTCTGGTTATTAAATTAAATATTTTTGTGATACGGTCTATATTTGTACCACTACAATTTAAATAACGCTCAATGTCCGTATTAAAACGATATCCTTCTTGTTGCATACAAAGATTTTTAATGTCCTTTACAGAAATGCTTCTGGGGTCTACTTTTTGTGCCAATTGTGTACGCAAAGAAATCAATTCAGCATATATCTCCATCGGCCGTAGAATATATTGCCTACTTCCAAAAACTCTTCCTTCGCCTTTAGCAAACCACTTGTTGATTATAGAATCATTTGGATCCGTTTTGTCAAGATAATTTTTAAGTTTTTTGAAGTTTAACAATGAGTAGAGCGCATTGACTTGAGCACCACTTAAATTTGAAGCAATGGTCGGAGCCACGATACCATGTCTTCGTATAAATTTTTTAGATAGTTTTGGTCCTCGCCTGCGCGACTTTTTTGATATCTTAAGCTCATCATCCAAAACGTGTGCCAGCTCGTGAAAAAAAACTGCATTGTATTCTTTGATATCTTTTATTTCTTCCAACTCCATAACAATTCTATTTGTATGAGGGAGCCACGGGATGTACATACCTTTAAAATCGTTCTCTCCTGCAGTGTATTCTACTGTAACGTTTTTTAAAATTTCTTGTATTTTTGGTAAAATTGTATTATAATATTTTTTTTCTCCAATATTGGATACCCATGGCGCCGCATTTGCCGAGGTGGGGTGTTTATAGCTGTCTAAGAAATAGGATAAAGCTTTTTTAGTGGTTTGTGGTATATTCAATTTTCTTTTTGCCCTTTCCAGGCGAGACATATCAGATCTTTGTTTATTATATTTATCCTTGCCTTGATCGTGCTCCGTTAAGAGACCGATTACCCCACAAAATACGCCCAGCTGATACTGGGCTTCCTCCAGTTCTTGTCGCGACAATTTATTTTTAATCATTTCATATATTTCTGGATCAAAGTCTCCCATAATTTCATCAAATCTTTCTTCGTCTGAGTCCCTTAAGGCTTTTCTTAGATTTGTACCGGACATTTCTCCAATTTTTGGAATATGAATAGGAACATGTGGCGCAACTTCTATACTCCAGTCATATCCTTCTTTTGTAATGCCACTGGTCCTTTTGAATCTTGGATTTTCTCTCATATCCTTGTCCCCAACAAAATAAACAATTCTATATTCTTCTGGATCAAAATTATCAGTTATTTCTTTTGCATTATAGGGATTCCCTGTTTCAATAATTTGTGACGGATCAATTCCATAAAGTGTGGCGATCTTTTGTTTTTCAGAAAAGTTAAAGGGAGATTTAGGTGTGCCATCTTTATCCGTCATATCAACCTTATTTGATGTTGCAATATAAACTTTATCATATTCTGGGTCGTCTAGAAGGCTAAAAAACACTTCTGCGTGATGTTGTCCCATTGGTTGAAACCTTCCCGGGTAAATAGCTATGATTTTTTTATCATATTTGACTTCTTTCTGTTCTAGAATCGATTCTTTTACCATTGGAGGAGTCGAGCCTCGCCCATATTTAAATAAGCCCAAAAGTTGGTTTATTGGGGCAAAGTTTCCGGTGAATTTGTACATTTGGCCATCGTATTGAAAAACGAAACCTTCAACAACTGTATCAATATTGTCATAGTGCTTTAATTTGTCTAATTGTTTGAGTAGAATATCATGAGCAGCTTGTTTCCCCGGACCTTCATAATCTCTAATTGCAGTAATCGCTTCTTTTGTTTCTTGCTTAAGCCTTTCCACTTCTTTTTGATTATCTAGTATATATGCGCTTTCTAAGCCTCGCAATAACTCAACGGCAAAATCATGAATTGGTTCTTCAATTGGCTTAATCAAGCTTTTTATTATAAACTTTGAATCCTTTCTAAATTGGGATATCTTTCTTTTTTCTTCCCTAGGTAGACCTTTTGTGAATTGTACTGCTGAAGTTGCACCCTTTTTCTCAAGTATTTTGTCTACTATTGCTTGTTTAACGCCGTCGTTTAGCTCTGGAAACGTTTCATCAACAATTGGCGCCAAATGGCCTTCTAGATAATCATCAATGGTCATATCACCCGAATAACCACTAGATTGTATCCTATGAAGTATATTTGCAACAAATTGTTCGTCTGTTATCTTGTTTAATTGTAAAAAGGCCGTACGGCGGACACTAAAGGGGTCATCTGCCGTTATTTCTTCGAATTTGTCGACAAGTTCGTCTAAAAAGCGAGATCTGGCGCCTACATCGACTATTTCGAGCTGATTAGTGTCCTTGTTGTACCTTTTATGCCCCATATGATGAATGTTTACTATATTTTCGTCATAATTGACAACATTCGGCGCTACTGGGCCCTGTATCTCTGCATTATAGAAGATATCGCCATTTGGACCAAAAATAGTGTCTTTTTGGCCATCTGAGAGTGAATTTATGGCTTTTTCATAGGCATTAAAGGCAGAAACGTATGCCATCTTGGCTTTATCGCCCCCTTTGAAGGTTCTATTCAATAAATCATCAAATGTCATACCTCCGCGAGACATATCACCCTTATTTCGGGCTGCCCGAGGCAATCCATTAACATAACCTAAGTAAATGTTGTATCCATCGGTCTTTTCAGTACCTTTAAGCTCACCAGAGGCAGCTTTTTGAAGGATATTGGCCATTTCATTGTAAGTTAGGTCTCTATTGTCGTAAAGATGTGATAAGTGACCAGCGACACCACCCATTTAATTGCCCTCTTCTAGTAGTTTTACCTGTTCCTCTAAAGTTTTAACCTTTTTTTCAAGTCGGAGATTCATTAACTTGATTTCATGAAGGTGTTTTTTGGCAACTTCGAGCTGCCGACTCTCTTTTTGGCTTTTTGGGCGCATTTCGTTTAAAATTTTAATAACTGATTCAACATATCCGCGTTGAGTTGGTTGTGCGACAGCTTCATTAAGTAAAAATCGCCTTGTTATTGTATTAAGATCAATTTTCATTACATAATCTCGTTTAAAATGTTTCTAATTGCTTTACGGATGGTTTCTTCTACCTTCTTATTGTATTTCGTACGATTTCCGGGATCATTTGGGTGATTTGTTTTTAAAACTTGTGTATTTTCTTCATCGTCACCCTCGTCCCCATCGTTGGTTCTCTGGCCACCTTTCCAACCATCAATAAAATCCATTGTAAGGCCGACTCCGGCACCTTCCTCGATGTTTTCGCTAGTAGGTTCTCCGGCCGGAGCTTTTTCTTCTTTTAAAAGCACAGACTCCTCATCTTTTTTGCTAAATCCCCATGATTCCATGAGTTTATTGTGAAAATTTACATTTCGTTGTTCTTTGAGTGACATAACTGAATCTCCCTTTGTTCTAGTTTTATCTTTTGTTTCTTTAATGTTGGCCTTCCCCGGACTATCAGGCCGCAAATAATTAGTTCTTTCCTCTTTAGTGTTGAAAACTTTGACTGTCGGCGCCCAACCGCGGCGCGCCGGTTGAAGAATAACAGGAAATTTACCGCTCTCTATAGCATAATCTCTCAACACGGCAGCCATCTTCCTCGGATTTTTATTCATCATGTCGACCCATGCTCTCCTTTTGCGCCCAGGGATTTTCGAACCCAACCATTTCCCTAGCTGGAATGCTGGGATCGCCCAACCAAGCACTGGTATCGTCCTTAAAGCCAATCTTCCAACCATGTGGGCCATGGCCCGTGACATGACCGCTTCATTAAGCCGCGGCGTAGTTTGCTTTGTTTGCTTGGCGTATAAATTCATAGTAATATTTTCCTTTGTTCCATCTGCTTTATAAATAGTTTCATAAAGTTGAATGTTGTTTGTTTTGATTTGATCTTCCCAATCTCTTAAACATAAGTTGCCTTGTTCGTAGGCTTCACGCTCCATATTTCTCATATGGTCATCTTTTTGAGCATATCCCGGCCCTAATGAACCAATATTTGCTAAGTCTCCGCGTTCATTTTGTAAATGATGGATTAATTCATGTGCGAGAGACCTTAGAACGTCTTTTCCGTGTCTACCAGTAACAAAGATAGTTACAACCTTGTTGTGAGGATCATATTGACCGGTTCTACCCAAGACATTTTGGCTATTTTTCTTATCATCTTTAAAGACAACTTGTGGAACTTGTTTTACTTTAAATCTTTTTTGATAAAAGTCCATCAAATCATCTGCATGGCGCTGAAATTTATACATAGATGTTATAATTAGTGATTTTTAGACTAAAAGAGGGAGTTTAAGATTAGATTTTATCTTTATGACCAGAAAAATAAAAATTATCGACTGTGGTGTTGCGTAAGGCAGTTTCAATATGTGACTTTAATCCAATTTCGTTTAAAAAACTTACTTTTGCTTCGTCATCTTTGCATGTTCCTTTATAGTCATAAACAGACCACTGTTTTACTTGTTCTAGAACGTCCATTTTGTTGACAACAAGGTGAGTCACACCATTGATTTTAGCTGCTTTTTTAAGTAATTTCATACTCATCCAATTGACTTGCCTTTTTCTTCCTGTTGTGGCTCCATATTCTTCACCTATTTCTTGAATTAAATTAAATATCTCATCATTTCCTTGAAATTCTTTACTACCGACATATGTTTCGTAAGCTTTTGCTACGCCCCATACATTTCTAATGGATTGTGGTGGCACCCCATTCAACAAAGCAGCCCCTGAAATACAATTTGACGAAGTTACATAAGGATAATCTCCCCAATCAATGTCTAAACCAAAGCCTTGGGCGCCCTCAAAAAGAATTTTTATATTTTTATCTGATTCATGAAGCTCTTCGTACAAATCAATTAAATATTCTTTAAGTTCTGGTACATCTTCCGCTCTTTTGCCAACTCTTGCAAACTTATCGCGATAAGCGGGACCGTTACCACGCTTAGTTGTGCCTATTTTTTTGTCTTTTCCGTCTTCTTCCAAATGTTTGTCGGTGATAATGTGCGCATTTTTTGCAATAAAGACGAGTCCTTTGGTAATAATGCCCTTAGAGTCCAGCTGATCAAGCTCCCTAAAAAATTGGTCAACATTAACAACACAGCCAGACCCAATAATAGACTTGACGCCAAAAAAACAACCAGCAGGGAGGTGATGAGTGACAAATTTAGTACCATGGTGGTAAATAGTATGTCCCGCATTACATCCACCATTGTACCGGATACAATGAGTGTATCCTCCGTCTTTTAAAAGATGGTGAGTTACTTTACCTTTTCCGCAATCTCCGTACTGAAGATCTACAATAACGTCTGCAATCATTTATTCTCCTTTTAAACCATGATAAAATTGAAAGTACCGAGTCCCGATATTCATTGTAGGTTTGTCTATCATATATTAACATATTGTATTTTATCCTGTAAAGAGATTCCAAAACATATTTACATGTTTTGCGCAGACATATATGTATATCATAAAAACTGGTGTGAGTAAAAAATAAGTTAGTTTTCTATTGCGAACTCTCCACAACATAACAGCACAAAAGGAGACTATTCCTAATTTTAAAGTAAGAAAATAATTTGATCCTAAATTGATCCAATCATTCATTAACGGATTGGCCTCAATTGCTAACCCATTATCAATCCAATAAAGCGTAGAAAAGGCATCAAAAATATTTAATAATAATAAGAATATTAAAGCCAAGAAAAAGGGAATATCCTTGGTGATCATGGTGTACTCTTTTTCTTTTTCCCACCACAAGCGGTTTCATCTAAAATTTCAAGAAGGTTGTTGTACATCGTAATGGCTTTCATTGTAAGGGGATATAATTTGCCGCCAATACCGGCCGTCGTAAGCGCATCATAGTTGTCCTGTAGAGCAAAATCAATTAAAAATTGTTGCGTGAAAGCATACACTGCTAATTCATCTGCAGCATTAACCATATCTACTAATATTTTTTCAGTAATAGAAGGGGTCATATAAGATTGCCCCTCTTCATCGGAAAACAAAATAATTACATGTTTTGCATCATCACGCCAACTGATATCCCATTGTTCTTTTGGGGGACTAGATTCGACTGTAGAGCCGCCCCATTGACTTTGGCCGCCCCATTCTAGATCTGCTAACTTGTAAGGCGCAACTCCCGCTCCTACAAGATTGTGAATAGCTAGATATATGGCGTCATAATTTTGCTCATCTCCGCCCATTAATGAATAGCCAGAATTTTGGAAAATGTTCATAAAGGTATTAAAATCTACCAAATCTGTTTGTAGTACCACCTGTTCTCCCCAAACGCCACCTGACGTTGTTGATGCAGTAAAAACAAGGCCCCATTTTATCACTTCTGAATCGCTATAATGCGTAGCAAACTTATTTAAAGCAGTCATAACAGCGTTTATTTCCTCATGCATGGATCCAGATAGATCAACAATGAATAGTATGTCTGTCGGTTCCAGCTCTTTGTCCTCGTCAATCTTCCCATCACAATTTGTATCTGTGCCATTACAGACATCTTCGGGTTCCGGAGTAACCTCTCCCAAACAGAGTTTCTTAACAAATTCATCGTTGTCATCATAGGCACCCCATTTGCCCTCAAAACACGTCATTTCACCCGGCACACATATTCCCACATACATTGTCTCTGGTGCACCACTATAACATCCGGCAAACAAGTCTTCATCTGTTTTTTGATTACAATTGTCGTCATGATTATTGCATTCTTCCGGCTTAACTTCTCCTAAATATTTATCGCAAATTGTACCGGGAGCAGTTGTTTGTGGAAGCCAATGACAAACTGCCAAACATTCAGTTAGTTGTAGTTCGGCACAATTTGGATCCGTGGGGTCTGAGCATTCACATGTTTTATATCCTGCACCACAAACTAACGGTCCTTCTTGGCAAGGGAATAAAACGCCAATATCTTTTTTAGTACAAAGACAATCTAAGCCTTCATCTGCTTTTCCATCACAATCATCGTCTAATCCATTACAAACTTCTGGTTGTGGTTGCTTTGCAGTACAGATCCACTGGCCACCGACACAATATTGTAGATTTTCTTCACAGTCTGTAACACATTTGTCTATTAAGTCTTCGTCGATTAAGCCATTACAATCATTGTCGATTCCATCACATATTTCATCGTCTACTGGGCCACATTTTCCGCATGCGTTTAACTGCCCTTCGTCAACTTCACCGTCACAATTGTCGTCTAATCCATTACAAACTTCTTCCGGCAATTTTCCACATCCACCGCAAGCATTGGAAACACCCTCGTCGATAACGCCATCGCAGTCATCGTCAATTCCGTTACAAATTTCTTCTTCTGGTTCTGGACCGACACATTCTAACACACCAGCAACACAAAAGTTCTCGCCGGGGCCACATGCTTTTTCACAATCACCCCAATCACCTTCATCTACTTGCCCATTGCAATTATCGTCAATATTATTACAGACCTCTTCAATATCGTCAAAGCCTTCGTCAACAAGACCATCACAATCGTCATCTTTGCCATTACATTCTTCGGGTTTACAATCAGTTTCGCAATCTGTATAATAAATTAAACCTTTCTCACATGTTTTGTCTTTTGTTCCGGGATAACCATCCTCAGTTATACAATCAATATCACTTTCGAGAATATGTGTACTAGGGTCACATTGAAGTTTTTCTTCGCATATACCCTCCAAAACAACTGTTGGGGGGCTCGTGCAGTGATCTATGCAGATTTCTTTTTGCCAAATTGCGTCGAGAGGGGGACAAAAATAACTTTCACACCTGATGCAGTCTTCTTCGTAGGTGTCTTCTTCTACTTCTTCCGATTCTTCCATGTCATCAGTTTCTGTAGCGTCTTCAATAAGACTTTCTGCATCCACTTCGGGGTATATCGGATAATTTTGATGAGAGCCTGATTTGCCATCTTTATCTCCGCAACCAACCATTATAAAAACGACAAGAAACATCACAACTGCGGCGTTGATAATAATTTTTAACCATTTACTGAATTTAACCATCCTATAAATAATTATACGCTATTTTTTCTTTTTTTTGAACAAATGTTTTTTTATTTATAAATTTCAGGAAGTTTTATAATTCTGGATGATATAATTCGATCACCCTGATCGTCTTTTAGAGAGTTTATTTTTCCTTTAAATAGGTGTAGGAACTCTGATTGGGGCATTGCCGGGTTAGCAAGAAACTTAATATTCATTGTGACGTATTTATTTCCTGTATTGTCTTTCTGCATTTTTGAAGTCGTTTTTATAATTGTAATTCCTTCAATCGCCCTTATTTTATTAAAAATGGTGCCGTAAAGTTGAGTTTCCGACCCAGCCTTTATTTGGATCTCCATTGAATAATGATTAATTTCTTCTTTTAAGAATTTGCCCCAATTTTCAAGTAGTTTTTTCATTAGTATGACCCCACCCCGAGGCCAAGTCCCTTCCGCCATTCATTATACGCCGCCGAATCACCTTTCACTACAGGTCCAAAATAATCTACTAATTCTTTTGAAACTTTCCCATCGGCTGAAATCTGTTCTATTTTTTTGCCTAATTGTCCAAAGTAACTCGAAGGGTCCGGGTATTTACCACCCACTGGGAGACCTGGATCATTGAAAACACCCTCTTTCTGGGCTTTCTTGATTACTCTGCGTATAAAATGCCCCTCGGGCTCGCGCGCCTTTTGAGGCCAATCAAAACCAAAATTTTTACGCATATAAGCGTCGAATTTGGGGTCGTGATATAACATTCTGCTCGCCAATTCTTTATCGCCCCCTCCAAAACGAGGGTCATTTTTACTAAACTTTATAATATGATCATCCTCCGGCCTTTTGCCCTTGACAGGATACCATATCCTTGGCGCTCCCACAACATCTCCCGCTTTGTTTACCACCAACATAGAAGTCCCAGAACTATACATAAAGGTCACAGGCCCCTCTTCAGTCACAACCATAACATATGCGTTCCCACGCTGGTCCACAAAAACGCCGTAAGGTTTACCAGTTTTTGGTGAAAACGCAGGATTAAGACCTTTAATTTTAGCACCCGCCCAAGCCATTTTCTGTGTTTTTCTTGCTGGACCGGCTTTGGCCGCGGCCCTCTCTAATGGTTCGAACGCCTTATCAAGAATCTGGCCGCTGATAGGGCAAAACTCAAACCTTGACTCGTCCAGCTGTTGTTCTCTAAGACGGCATCGGGCTTTTTTTGATTTGCCAAAACGCTTGACGATCCTTTTTGCCCTATTGGTCATATTTAAAACTTTTCTTGTGCTCTTCGCACCTTTGGCGCCCATCCTAGACCAGCCACCTATCATTGGTAGCGATCCTAAAACAGCCAACAAAAACAACCCTGCATTACTTGCATTTTGCGTTCTGGAAAAGTCGCCATATGCTTGCTTTAAGCCCGGATACCCGGTAATGCCTGTAAAATCATACATGCCGACAAGCATTAGCGCTGCTTGCTTTGCTGCTTTGGTCATAAATCTTTTGTTTGAGACCATTTTAGCTATTTCCGTAGCTCCGGATGCCATGGCCCCTGTCATTCCGGTACCAAGTCGCGCACCGGATGGTCCACGCCTTGGAATTACTGTTCGCCGCAGTAGATCCAAATTACGATCCTGTTCTAATACAACTTCTTTTTGATAGTTACGCCAATTTTCAAATAATAATTTCATTGTAATAATTAGTAAACATGTCTCAAAGTGAAGTCTAAACACCAAAAGATTTCATTATCTTCCCACATTACCTTAATATCGTCGACACCTTCTTCCGGAAGAAAACCTTCGGCCGTTTTAGTTTCTACAACAATTCCATATTTTCTTACAAAATCAAATTGTACTAAATCCCCAGCGCTGAAGGGCTTCTTCGTTAGGTGTTCACATATCAATTATAATAGCCCCATTTTCTTTATCATTATCGCCTTCTTTTTCTTCTGGTTTCTTCTTTTTAGGCTTAGGGGAGGGTGGAGGCAGGGGAGGTCTAACAAACGGCCTTTTATCTTCATTATCTTGCTTATCTTTAATAATATTTAAACGATCATAGATATTATAGTAAAGCATGGCCACCGCTCCTTATAATAAATAGAGAGATCAGCCGGGTGGGCCACTTTTTAAGTGTTTTACAGAGGGTTTTTTCATAGCACCTCCAACGTTATATTTATTTGGACCCTGCTTGGACAATTTAATT